CTATCGGGTGAGCTTGATGCCGGTGGTGACCTCGCTCCAAGGCGCCTCATGGCCTTCCATGTAGTGAGTCGTCATGCTCTCGCTGGCGTGGCCCATCAGGGCCTGCACCTGGGCGAGCGACCAGCCCGCGTCGCGCAACAGAGCGCCGCCCAAGCTCCGTATTTCGTGGAAGGTCGGGGGGCTGTCGCTGACGATCCCAGCGCGCACGCGCGCCTCGGCAAATGCGCGCGAAAGTTGCTCCGGAAGAACCTGCGTATGGTGCACGCGCGCCTTCGCACGCTTCCCCGTCGGCCGGGCCTTTTCCGGCAACCGGTGCACGAGGTAGGGCGACGCGATGTCGTCGCGGCAGCGCGCTATCAGCGCGCCGAGTTCGCCGGTGGCCGCGATGCGCAAGCGTATACCGGTGCTGTCCTCGGTCTTGCCTGGAACGACCCACAGCGCGCCGTCGTGCGCGTCTGTGAATTTCTGTGACACGACGTCGTCGCGCCGCAGCAGCGTCAACAGACTGAGATCCATCGCGTTGCGCAGCCAAGGCTCGGCCTCGGTCCAGATCGCCTTGTAGATAGCATGCGTCAGGCGTTCGCGCTGGCGTTCATAGTTCGCCTTACGCGTCTGCAGGGCAGGGTTCGTCTCGATCCAACCTTCCTCGACCGCGCAGGCGAGCACCCAGGTGAGCACGAGCCGAAACTGCTGGCGCGCGCGCGGCGAGTCGGTGACTTCGCGCACGAAGGTGGCGCAGTCGCGAACAGTCAGCGCCGGCAGTTCGCGGGTGCCGATCGCCTTCTCCATGCGAGACAGGATGCTGCCGTATAGTTCAGCCGTCTTCGGCGCCCAGTTCCGGCCGGGCATGTCCTCGGCCTTGAACACGCGGATCGCATCTGCCACCGTCTCGTCTTGAGTCACGACGCGCGCGACGAGGTCATTGCTCGGCATCAGAAGCGAATTCAGCCGACGCGCGGCGGCGAACGCTTTCGCTCGATCGGTGCCCATCCACGTTTCTTTGCGCGACACAGGGTGCCGGTATTTGTACCCCGCCCTGTTGGGATACAGATTCTCCGGCCAACCCTTCCGACTGCTCGATCTGACCCGCCCCATCATTACAGCTTACCCCGCTTCCAGCACGCGCTGCACCAGGTCGTCGCCGTTGGCAAGCCACGCCTGCTCGTCGACGAACCAGCTTCCGCCGATTTTCTTGCCTGGCACGACGCCGTCGCGGAGCCATCGGTGCACGGTCGGCTCGGGCGGACGACTGCCTTCGGCGAAATACTTTTGCTTCCAAGCCACCGGTGTGATCAAGAACATTTGTGGATCAACCGCGCTTTCCCGCGGCTGATAACCTGCGGTCCATTTCGTGCGCCATGTTGAACATGTGCGCGGCGTGATCCCGCATCTGCGTCATGAGGGATGGAACGGTTTCCCGTTCAAGGGGCTGGTCCCCAAATGACGCGAGTTGCAGCACGTCGATCAACGCGGTCAGGTGACTGCACGCGAGGTCAAAGTCGTCAATGAGGTGGATCGATCCGCTGCCGGTCATGATCATTCCTCCCGTTCGGCGGCTTGCTCACGCCGTGCGATGAAATCGAGCGCAGCATGGTGGCTATCGTTGCAGATCTGCATGAGCATCTTTGCCGCCCAAAGCAACTGCGCGCTGATCTCCGGCTGCGCCCGGAGGTTTGACGTCGCCTCGGACGTTTCGTCAGCTACGAAACCGACGAGGGTCACCGCCGCTATTCCAAACTGGGATGCGTCTTCGAGAAGATCACCGATATCCGCATTCGCGTCGAATACTCTCGGGGAGACGAAGAGGCTCGGATCAGAGGATCGACCGGGAAGCGCCTGGCTCCCGACAGGCGTCGCAGCGCGGGCGGTCATGGCCGCACCCCGATGGAGCCGTGCAGCGCGATGCTCGCATCAATCAGGAAGCTCGCAGCAGCTGAAAGCGCGGCACTGCCTTCAGGATTGTTGACGATCAGTTCGACCAAATCCTTCGCCGTGTACAACAGACCGCCTGCCGTATCGATCACTGCTTCAGCGCTGACGCCGGCGACGACGGCGAGGACGTATTCGTTGCTGCGCGAAATGTGATGGAAGTTACTTCCACTGGCCGCTACCGGTGTGATTTCCACTCGAAGTGGCTTTTTCATGTCTCGGTCCCCTTGCCTGCAGAAATGTAGAGGGCGCGCGCGGCGTCGACCATGAAGCGCGATGCGTATGCGAGGTTCGTGTGGTCGTCCTCAGGCGACGCCGCGATGATGGTCGACTGCAGATCGATCGCGACCCCAAGCAACAGCTCGGCAAGCTCCGTAGCGTCGGCGGCGAACATGTCCCCCTGGACGCTAAAGAGTCGGTCGCCTGTTCGGCCAAATGGTCCGAACGCGAAGGCAATGGTTTTTTTCGCGCGCGCGTTCATGGCCGGCACTCCAGTTGCACGAGCACATCGTTTCCATCAGAGCCGAGGCCGGCCTGCGTCGTGCCGATGCACTCGCCGTTGCCGGCGACAACGCCGATGTCGGTTTCGAGGAACCATGTCCAACTTCCGCGCGCTGGCGCAGGCTCGAACCCTGCCGTAAAGATCACCTCGGGGACGTGCTCGTCGGGAATATCGTGTGCGCAGCTCGATCCGAAGTAGCCGCCTGCGCCGGTCGTAGTGACCCATGCATCGCAGCCGGTGTAGACGGTCCGCGTGGTGCCGATGGTGATTAACAACGTCGCGCCGGCGTGTGCATCGATCGTGGCGGCGCCGAGCACGGCGGCTAGTAATACAGTGACGAAGCGGTTTGGTGGGCTCTCCTGGCCGACATATGATGAGCGTGCGACCGCACCATCAACGGCCAGACCAGGAGAAACCCGTGATCGATATCTCTTCGCATCGTCCGCCGCCGACAAGGCCATCATCGCCCCCGACGCCAGACCACAAGGGGCAGCCGCCATTCCGCAACCCGCCGCCGCCGCCCCCTCCGCCGAATCGAAAATAGGAGTGGTTCCATGCAGCACTACGACCGCACGAGTTACGAGGCCATCCTCGATGTGCGATACAACATCCGTCTGCACCAACTGAGCTGCCGGTACTACGCACGGTTGCGTTGGATTGCCGCAGTCGCGAGTCTGGTCGCGGGAAGTGGCGCCCTTGTCGGCGCCCTGCAGCGGATGCCGTTCACCCTCACCGCGTGCGGCATCGTCGTGGCGGTCGCGAGCGCTGCCGATATTGTTGGCGGTTGGGCCGAGAAAGGAGCGAAGCACCAGATGTGGCGCGTTGCTTTTTCGGATCTGCTGGTACGTGCGCCGAAGATGGCTTTGGACGAGATAGAGGAATCGCTCGCTCGCTTGGACGGCACGGTCGACGACGAGGTCGAAGGCCTGCGTTTGCCTGCATACAACGATAACCTGCGCAGCAACGGCAGGCTGGATTTCACCAAGGCAGAGCCGCTTCGATCCCGTTTGATGCGAATGATCGCGTGACAGAAAGGCTTCGCTCACGGTGCCACCCAAGCGCCGAGCGCTGGCAGGTGCGGCGCGATGATGCCGAAGGCGAACAATCCCACGGCGAACAGGACGCACACCAGGAACTCCGTCTTCCAGTTCGGTTCCGGCGACAGTTCGCGACGGCGCTCGACACCGTCCCACGACGTGCCCGGAGATAGTTCGCGCGCGGCCAGCATCGCGTGCAGCCGATGCATCTCGATGCGGTTGGACGGATTGATGCCGACTCGTTCGCCGATCTGTGCTGCGGTCAGATCGAGCGGCCCGACGATCAGCATCAGTCGGACGCGCTCAACCTTGCGCTGCCACGGAATCCTTACGGCGTCTTGCTGTACAGAGTGATCGCGTTCGTCCGAATGGCGAACGCTGAGCGACGAATGCATGGTTGCCTCCAAGCGCCAACATGGCGCCATGGGAGAGCATCCTATGGGATTCCATAGAACTCGTCAACGGAATTCCATAATTTCGTCTAGCGGATGAGCGTTATTGTGACGCCTGGCCTGTCGGTTCCTGACGCAGTTGTTCGAATGGCCGAGTAGGGGATGCAAGGGGTGACAGAGGTCTGTTTATCCGTCGGCCGTTGAACTACAACGCGCGAAACGCAGAGGGCGTCGCTACCAATCTGCGCGCTGCCAGCGAACTCTGTCCCTCCATCTTCGACAATCGTGAAGGTCTCCGCGGAGTGCGCGGCTAGCACATCACGCAGCCCGCTGGCACGTGCGGCGGCTGCCGCAAGTGGTAGCGCGAGGCACGCGCTGAGGGTCAGACTTGAAACCAGTTTGCGAGCCATACGACTTTCCCCTCGATCATAAAATTGTCGCCTGGCGTGACCGCGATGAGCTTGCGCCACTTCCCGACTTTATTGTCGGACTCAATGAATATATCCCCATCACGTGTAGGTACCCGGAGCCGCTTCACGAACAGTCTGTTCTCGTACCAGACTACAAAAACTGTGTCGTCTTCTGGCTTTTTTTTCGATGTGTCGTACATCACTGCCGACCCGTCGTTGATCGCGGGCTCCATCGAATCTGCGCGACTGTAGTAGACCCGTAGGCGCCTGACATCGAGCTCCTTACCAATCAGGCTCTCGCGCCGAAATTTCAAACGACCGGCCTCAGCGTTTGGATCGTCTTCGGTTCCTCCGCCCGAGCTCACTGGCAGGCTGGCCCCTGCCACGTTGACGAACGCGTCATCTTCGTCCCCATATTCGATCGGCCCAAGTCCGGTTACCAGCCAATCGAGATTGCACCACAGGACTTTCGCGATCTCTGGCAGGTGCAGTGAATTCTTCTGATCCCCGTTCTCCAAGCCGGCGAGCGTCGCATAGGGCATGCGCGCTCGCTTGGCCAAGTCGCCTCGGGATAGGTCAAGTGCCTCGCGGCGTTCGCGGATTCTGGTTCCGATGTCCATGGGCTATTGTTCTTGAATTGCGTTATGGGATGCCATTGACGCGTACCTATGGTATTCCATAGAATGGAGTGATGGCCAAATCTTGGGCGCGTGAGCGCATCGCACAGCTCGAATCGAAAGGCTGGTCGCTAACTGCGATCGGGCGACACATCGGTGTGTCTCCATCAGCGGTGTCGGACATCAAGCAAGGACGAACCTACGCGCCCCGAGGCGATGCGGCGGTGAAGCTCCATGGCATGCCAAATCTCAAGCCGCCATCGCCGCAAGCAAATAGTAAGGCGCCTTACTCCCATGTCCGCGACTAGGTCCGACATCGTGGCGTCCATGCCATCTACTTCACTTCCAGACGCTCCGATTCCGGCGATGGTTCGCTTCCTCTCGCGTGCCGACAGAATTCGTGTCGCGGTCGATATTGGTATCACGCCGACGGTTCTTGATCGGGTCCTATCACATCCCACAGTGGCGGCGTCTTCCCAAGGGAAAAGCTGCCAATCGTCTCGATCATCTTCCGCTCCATCGCCATCGCCCCGGCTAGGTGTTGATCGCTCGATTTGTTCGCAAGCATCTCTCGATACATCGCCTGCCACGTCGAACCAAGCACCGTCTTCAGCACTTCCTGATTGCGCATCGTCTTCGCGAGCGCCAAGCAAAGCGTTTCCAGAGCGTCGACGCGTCCCTGCAGGAAAGCCAATTCCCCGTTCATCGCGGTCTCCAAAGGTCTGAGTTGTGGACGTCAAGTACCCACAGCATACGACGGAGACCGCGACCTCATTCGCGCGTTCTCCCCATTCGCGCGAATCGCTGTCCGGCGCGTCTCCGACCGCGTGCGGGCAGCGCCTTTCTTTCCGGCGTTTGCTCGCGGGGCGCCGACCCGCAAACCACAGGGCCGCGAGAGCGAGAGCTGGCGCGCGGGCTTTTTGTTCATTCGTGTCCATGGCCGCAACGGTAGCGGCAGGACGTTTCGCAATCACCGTTCAACAAGGGTCGGCATGAACGCAATCGACGCAGCACACAAGACCGTGAAGGATTATCCAGGCGGCAGTGAAGCCTTGGGCGTGCGCATAGGCATGTCGCCGGCAGTGCTGCGATCGAAGGTCAATCCGAACACGACCACGCACAAGCTCGGGCTGGAAGAAGCCATCCTGATCTGCAGCGTGACGAACGACCTCAGCACGATGCAAGCCGCCGCAGCTGAGCTCGGATGCGTACTGCGGAAGGTCGAGGTGCCAGCAGTGCCGGGCGGCTTCGTCGAAAGCATGCTCCGCGCCAGCTCGACGCAAGGCGCGCTCGCGCAGGCCGTGCAAGACGCACTCTCTGATGGCGTGATCTCGGCAAACGAACTTCGGTTGATCGAGAGCATCGGACTGAGCCACCAGGAAGCAATCATGACTTGGCTGGGAAGCCTGACGGCGATGTCAGGCAAACGTGCGCTGGTGGCAGCGTGAGCGATACCGACCGCATAGTTTCGACCGGCGCGGATCACTCCGCCGCGCCGGCGCCGCCTTCGTTTGCCGCCACAGCAGGCGAGGGAGGCATGTATCTTGCGGATGCCGTTTCGATCGTCGACATCGCCGAGAAGCACGGCGTGATCGATGCGGTACTGCGCGAAATCCTGAGCCGCAAGGCGGCGCGGTCTGACGGCGGCTTTCGCCGAGCTAGTGCAACCGGACTACGCGCCCGGATCGCTGAGGGTGGCGCAGGTGTCGACGTGCTCGATCCGAACCGACCCGGTCAGGTCTACGAGATCGACCGCAGGATCTTCGATGGTGCCGGCGGCTTGGCGTTCTGGATTCGACAGCTCGCGGAAAAGACCTGGGTCACCAAGGAAACGCTCTACGACGTTGCGGTCGTGGTGATTCAACACCTGAACGCACAGGGAGACGGCGCTCGGTAGACGCACCGCACTACCCCGGGGGAGGGAGACATTCGCGCCTCGGCGCAACCAGTGCACGCACCGCCTACTTCCGGGTAGCTCCCGGAAGGAATACCGCGCTCCCGGCGGCGGTTGCGTCTTACTTCGGAGCACCCCTTGGAGAACGCATGAGCAAGGCCAGCATTTTTCCTCGCGAGACCGCACGCACCGGCGTGCGTATCAGTAGCGTCGTGACGAGGTAGTCACGATGGCAACTGAGCATTGGTTTCGCTGGCACCACGGAACGGTCAATGATCCGAAATGGCGAATTGTGGCGACGCGCGCGCGTCACGCCATGTCACGCCATGTCACGGTTGCCGAAGTTCTCGCGGTCTGGTCGTGCATGGTCGAGTGTGCTTCGCAGGCCAATCCTCGGGGTCAACTGCAGGGATGGTGCGATGAGGACATCGGGGTGCTGCTCGAACTCGACGAGGCGCACGTCGCTGGCATTCGGGTCGCGATGCAGGGTAAGACGCTCGACGATAACCGACTGACTGCATGGGAAAAACGCCAGCCGAAGCGCGAACGCGAGGATCCGAAATCGACCGATCGAAAGCGCGCACAGCGCGAGCGTGACATGGCGGCGGCTGAGCAAGAACGGCGTGACAACCAAATGTCACACCATGTCACGCCTAGAGGAGAGGAGAGGAGAGAAGAGGAGAAAGAGCAAAAGCAAAAGACACAAGCACGTCCACCGCAAGCGGCGGACGGGCCCGAGTTGGACGATCCGATTCAGGAACCGCCCGGTATCGATCCGCCGATCGAACCGGCAGCCGACGCCCCGGCGCAGCTTCCACCGACGAGTCTCGACGAGACCCGGGCGAAGCGCCTGGCGCAGGTGACCGCCGACGCCGTCACGGCGTACAACGCGGTCCTTGGCAAGCCGAACGGCAAGCTCGCCGCGGTGCATTTGGTCAACGAGGTGCGCGCGAAACAGGTCAAGCGCTGCCTCGACGTCGCACGAGAAATCTCCAAACGGCAGTACGAAGATTTCGATCGGCAGATCCCGGCCAAGTTCTGGACCGACTATTTCACCGCGTGCGACGCCGACCCGTGGCTGCGCGGCGACGTGGCCGGCAGCCGTGATCACCAGAACTACGTGCCCGATTTCGAGCTGCTGACGCGTGCGGATCGGATGACCGCCGTGTTCGACAAGGCCATCTCGGACGTCGCATGAGCACCGAACATTTGCTCGTGGCGCCGCATTCGAACGAAGCCGAGCAGGCCGTGCTCGGCGGCCTGATGCTCCACCCGGCTTCGTTTTCGAAGGTCGCAGACTGGCTGGTCGAAGACGACTTTTACCGCAGGGACCATCGCGTGATCTTCCGCGCCTTCAGCGAACTTGCCGGAAAGAGCGAGGCCAGCGACGCGGTAACGATGTGCGAATGGATGAAGGAGCAGGGGATGGACGAGTTCGTATCTGGCGCCTACGTGCTCGAGCTCGCTGGAAACACGCCGAGCGCCGCGAACATCACCGCCTGGGCCGAGATCGTCGTCGAGAAATCGCGGCTCCGCGTGCTCTGCGACATCGGAACGGGTTTAGCCGGCGCTGCCCTCAAGCCCGGCAAGTCGTCGGGTGATCTCGTCGCGGTGGCAACGCAGAAGCTGTCTTCAATGGTCGCGACACGCTCGCGCGCCGGACTGCACGGTGTGAAGCCCGGTATCAAACGGCTCTTTGCCGAGATGAATCGCCGCTACGAAAGCGGGGAACGGCTGCTCGGACTCGCCACGCCGTGGGAAGGGTTGAACACGTTCACGAAGGGCCTGCGGGACGGGCTGTTGTACGTCGTCGGCGCGCGACCATCGATGGGTAAGTCGGTATTCGGCGGGCAACTGGTCACGGCAACGGCGTTGGACGGCAAGCGCGCTGCTCTGTTCGCGATCGAGGGTTCGGAAGAAGAATTTCTCGCGCGCTCCTGCGCGGCGTTCGGAAACATCCCATTCGACTGGGTCGAGCAACCGGACAAAGACAATCCCGACGACAACGAATACTGGGGGCGGATGACGACGATCACGTCGGACCTGCTCAAGGCTCCGCTGCTCGTCGACGACACGCCGTACCTGAAGATAGAGCAGCTGATGGCCCGCGCGCGTCGGGAGCACCAACACTCGCCGATCCGTCTGATCGTGATCGATCACCTGCACGACATGGACTTCGGCAGCGGCGATCCGCAGCGCGCGCGCATGGAGATTGGCCGAGCTGCCGGCGGTGCCAAGACGCTCGCGAAAGAGCTCGGATGCCCCGTGGTACTGCTGGCGCAGTTGAACCGTAACCTCGGCCAGCGCTCGGACAAGCGCCCGATCATGTTGGACCTGCGCGAGTCCGGCGACATCGAGCAGAAAGCCGACGTGATTCTGTTCCTCCATCGCGAGGACTACTACGACACGATCGATCGCAAGACGCACCTGAAGGGTGTGATTGAGCTGATCCCCGCCAAGGGCCGAAACCTACGTCTCGGCGAAACGATCCACCTGGCGAACCGCTTCGACCGCATGCGGATGGTGGACTGGGATGGCCCCCTCCCGCACCCACCCGCGGAACCCGAGACACCACCGAAACCCCGTTCGAGCTGGAAGCCACGATGAAAGCCTTCACGTACTACGCGACATCTTTTTTTGAACTGGTGCGCGTGCTCGTAGACGCGAACCGCGAAGCGCGCGCGATGATCCTTGCACGCGGTTGCGTGAAGGTCACCGTCGAGCCCGCCGACCCCGCGCACGCGCCACGAGGAATACCCAGGAAGGTGACCCCGCCGAAGCGTGAAGCAGTGATAGCTAGGACAGCGATGTGATGGTTGTCGGTGAGATCAAAGGGAACCTCAAGCGACTGGCCATCGTCATCCAGCGCAGGGCATGCGCCGTTGACGGCATGGTCGTGTGGGTCAACGGCGGCGGAGCGATCTGCTGCGCGCATACGCGATCCGACCAGGCAAAGAAAATTTACGACGACGCGGCAGGCTTGATCGTGGGCACGTACGCGATGGGCTCCCGCGCCTTGGACATATTTGAAGACCTCGACCAGCGCGCGCAGGAGCTCGCATGCAATTCGGCGACTTGAAACGACAGCTCCACCATTGGGGACGTGTCTTCGGCGTCGGTGTCGCCGTAGACGGTGACGACGAGGTGCAAGATCGTGCCTCGGTGCATCCGCTCGTCAGCGGGGCGCCATCGACGCGCTACGACCGACAGACACGCAGGCGAGCACCGAAGTACCGAACATATCGCGACGTTGACGGGAAGCTGAAACGCGAACTCGCGCCCAAGATCGTTTGCTATGGAGCGAAGAGCAAAAACGGCATCAAGCCTATGGCTATTCCGGCCGCGGCTGAAGCCGTCGAACTCGCTGTGATCGATCTGTACCGGTCCAACGCAACGCAGGCCGTGATACTTCGGATGGAATATTGCAATGGGAGCATCGACCGGACGCTCAAGGTCAATCTGGCAAATGAGGTGCTCGGCACACAGCTGTCTGCGAGGAGCTACCGCACTGAACTCGAACTTGCACATTCATGGCTGTTGGGACTCTTTGCTGGCCGCTCACAGATCGTCGGATAAGTGAACGAAACCTGAAATGCCTCCGACCCTCGAAAAAACGTGCGCACTTTTCCCCCGGGAATGAAGTAAATTTCCGGCATCCTGCCAAACACTCCCGAATCCCCAAACCCGGCCTCGAAAGCCGGGTTTTTCATTTCTGGATCAGAGTCGAGTGCCATCCGGTGTCGGCACTGTGGCTTGATCAATGGTGCTGCGAAAGATGGCATTTTGGATCTCGTTGCGGCGATGTTGCTTCCTGTCGATTTCACGCTGCAGTCGCTGTCTTCGATCTGGATCTTTTTCCGTTTGGAGCTGGTTTCCGAGGTCAATGCACTCGTGAAGGAGTGTGTCTCTCTCCGCTTCAAGCTGTTCTTGGATGGTCATGTCACTTTTCCCGTTTGTGGAGCTTTGATCAAGCAACTTTCGGGCCATTGTCGATTCGCTCCACGGTCGTACCCATTTAGCCCGCTGCGGCGTTTTTTTGTACATGGATCACCTATCCAACACGGGGATAAATCAATGCCGGAGGCTCAGCCCGTGGCACAAAGCACCAGCTTGCAATCCTTCCGCACAGTTCTTGAAGGGCTGATCCTTGTTGGCGTCATCTGGCTCGCGTCGAGCACGACCGATCAGGGTAAGGCGAATGCAGTCCTGCAGGCGCAGATGGTCACCATGAGCGGAGACCTTCGCGACATCCGATCGCAGCTTGCGGACGTGCCGACAATGGCGCGCACGATGGCGAAGGTCGAGGTCCGCCTCGAAGAGCACGAGCGCCGAATTCTCGATCTCGAACAGCAGTCCCGCCGGCGCTGACCATGAATGTCTTCCTCCCGATCTGTGCCGTGGTCCTCGCGGCGCAGACGGTCGCCTTTTGTGTTTTCACCATGTCTCAGCGCGCCGGCAGCGAAAAGCCCTGCGTACCGAGCAATCAAGCCACCCTGAAATATCTGAAGGAGATTGTCATGCCCGCTATCGATTCCCTGACCGCCAATGTTGCGGAGAACACCACCGTCGAACGCTCCGCCGTTGTGCTGCTCGGCAACCTGAAATCTCTTCTCGACCAGGCCATCGCCGGTCAGGATTGGTCGCAGGTCCAGGCGCTCAGCGATCAGCTCGGTTCGAACAACACCGAACTGGCGAACGCTGTTGCGGCGAACACGCCGGCCGCGCCGAGTCCGTAATCATGGCCATCCGTTGCAAGTTCACAGTCCAGTCGGTCAAGGCGTTCTCGAAGGAGAGCGCCGAGATCCATCTGGTGCCCGTGTGCGACGTCAAGGGCATTCCGGAAGACGCCGTGTTCACGAAGTACACGCCGAGCGGTTCGTTTACGTTCGGCTGCACGAATCCGGCCGTACTTGCCCAGATCGAGCCCGGCAAGCAGTTCTACGTCGATCTCACGCCGGTCGAGTGACCCAATGGCCATTGTCTCCGCCGCCTACGATGAAATGATCTCCGCGGCGGCGGAGAAGTATTTGCCTGAATGGGATTGGCGGTGGCTGAAGGCGCAGCTACTGACCGAGTCCATGCTTGATCCGGAAGCAATATCTGCGGTGGGCGCGCGCGGCATCGCGCAGTTCATGCCCGGTACCTGGGCTCAGATGGTCCGTGAGCTCAAGTTCCCGCCGACCGCCACCGCGTTCGAGCCCGTATATGCGATTCCTGCGGCGGCCTACTACATGGCCAGCAGGCGCCGCATTTGGTGGGCTCAGCCGCGCACCGAAGATGATCGCCGCCGGCTCGCTCAAGCGTCCTACAACGCTGGATCTGGACGAATCATTGCCGCGCAGCGCAAGGCGAATAACGCCAACGACTACGCAACCATCATCGCGGCGCTTCCGGGAATAACGGGCGCCATCAATGCCGCGCAGACGATCGGCTACGTCGAGCGCATCGAACGCTGGCATGCCCAGCTCGTGGAGAGCAACACATGATCTTCAGCGGCCTGATCAAGCAATACGCCATTCGCAAGCTGCAGGAGCCGACCACCTGGGCCGGCATCGTCACGGCCATCGCTGGAGCGGCACATGTCACGTTGTCGGCTGATATCTCGGACAAGATCGTCGCGGTTGCTATCACGCTTGTTTCGTTGTTGCTCGCGCTGGCGAACGAATCGCGCAAACCGTCAGGCGGTCCGCTTGGCGTTGCGCCCCCTTCGCCTGCTGCTGGTGATGATCCTCCCGGCACTGTTGAGCGCGTGCCAGTCCCTGCAGGTTCACAGGCTGGCACCGACGGACATCACGTGCAGGCCGACGCTCGGTCTGCTGTTCGACCAACTCCCGTTTCTCGCGACAACGCGATCGGACCGGGCTGATTTCCCGACGCCTGACGGCGTCATCTTCAAGATGGAGTGCCACGAATGAACATATTCACCCAGATCAAGCTCATCTTTGCCGCGATCACCGCGGTATGGCCGACCGTTGACATGCTGGTGCAGCAGGTCGAGTCAGCGTTCCCGGCGGGCACGCCTGGCGCTACCAAGCTGGCACAGGTCAAGGCGTTCCTCGATGCCGCATGGGCGCAGGTGTCGGGTGTCGAGGTCACGCTCGAGCAGGTGTGGCCATATCTGTCCACGATGATCACCGCGCTCGTCGCGCTGTATCACTCGCTCGGAACGTTCAACAAGCAGTCCTCGACCTGACATCCGCGCGCACCATGAACAACCTATGCACGATACGGCCGGTGCTGGGTGAGCAGGGCAAGCCGACGCCTACGCAGGGAACACGTGTGATCCTGGCTGACGGCAGTGAGCTCGGCGGTGTGCAGAGCATCGAGATCACCGGCAAGAGCGACGACGTGTGGCGCGCGCGCATCAGCTGCCTCGTTACGATGGACGAGATGATCGACATCGATGGCGAGATAACGGAAAGGCGTGTCGTGCTGACGTGGTGGCGCCGCATGCTCCTGCGCGCGGCAGGCGTCACCGCCAGCAATATCACTGCAATGGGTCATCAGGCGAACCGATGGGAAGCGATGACCAGGAAGTGGAGCAACGAGGATGTGCAGTCATGACCGATCCGGATGAGGAAGGCCTCAGCGCGCGGGACAAGGCCCTGCTGAAGCGCTTCGACGCCCTGGCGATCTGCATGTCTCAGCAGACCGCAGGCATGGTCGGGCTCACCCAGGCCATGCTCTCCGTCGCCGACTCGCACGCTCAGCTGATCACCGCTCTGCTCAAGGTGGATGGCGAGGACGTCGAGGAAACGCCTGCGCAGCCGGAAGCGCAGATCCAGCATCCGCAGATATTGAGCGGACGGCGCGCGGGGTAGCGTGCCAACGAAACCCCCGGTGCATTCGCCTTTCCGAAAGAAGGCGCGCGTGTACCGGCCAGAGGGGAACAGGCAGCAGCGGCGCGCGCTGGCCACGAACAGCACGACATGGCGGAAGTTGCGGGCAGCACAGCTGCGGCGCGAGCCGCTATGTCGACACTGCGCAGCACTCGGACGCGTGCGCATGGCCAGCGAGGTCGACCACGTCGATGGGGATGACTCGAACAACGATCCGAGCAATCACCAGTCTCTGTGCAAGCCCTGCCACACGCGAAAGACGAACCGCGAGAACGGCGGCCTCGGACGCGCGCGGCAGGCACCGGCGGCGTCGCGATCGCCATCGTCGAAAGGGGGTTGTGTCCCTACGGAATCGACCGGTGGGGGTAGGCGGGGAAAAAGTCTACGGGTCGTCGCCCCCGATACGGGCGCGTAGTGGTTTATTTGTGTCGTCACTTGAGAAATTTGGTTTTTTTGTCGCTTGTGGTGAACGATGGCCAACCCCCGAAAGCCCCGCAGCCTGAAGATCGTCGCCGGCACTGATCGTGCCGATCGGGACGGGGCGGCCGCTGTCGATTTGCCACTCGTCGATGGCATACCGAAGCCGCCCGATTGGCTCGGCAACGTGCACGCCATCAAGGAATGGGAACGGCTCGCGCCGATCTTGTGCGCGAACAAGCTGCTGACCGAAGCGGCGTTGTCGACGTTCGCGCATCTGTGCGCGATGCACGGCGAGGTCGTCAATTTCCGCGCTGCCGGCATGCCGGTGCACGCGTCGAACATGGCGCAGCTGCGAGGGTTGTCGAACGACTTCGGCCTGACGCCAGTGGCGCAAGGCAAGGTGAAACCGAGTGGCGAAAAGGAAGTCAGCAACCGATTCCAAAAAATCGGAAAGCGGCCCGCGTGACTTCGTAGCGGAGGCCATCGCCTACGCAAACGAAGTCATCGCCGACAGGAAGCGCAAACGCAACGGGAGGTTGATTCAACAGGCGGCACGGCGGTTCTTGGCCGACCTGAAAAGGGCTCAGTCCAAGCGGTGCCCGTTCTACTTCGATGAGTGGAACGCGAACGATCCGTGCAACTTCATCGAGATGCTTCCGCACGTTGAAGGCACATGGGATACGCCAACGATCGTGCTGCATCCGGCGCACGTGTTTTTCATCGTGCAATTGTTCGGGTTTCGCAAGCGCAAGGACGGTACGCGTCGCTTTACCTCGGCGCTGCTGCTGATCGGACGAAAGAACGCGAAGTCCACGCTCGCCGCGGCGATCATGCTGTATTGCATGTGCTGCGAAGACGAGCCGGGCGCGCAGCTGATTAGCGCGGCGACGACGAACGACCAGGCACGGAAGATATGGGATCCGGCGAAGAAGATGGTCGAGAAGACCGCCGATCTTCGCGAGGCGTACGGCCTGCACGCATGGGCGAATTCGATCGCGCGCGTGGAGATCGGCGCTAGCTTCAAATCGATCAACGCGAAGGCCAGTACGCAGGACGGTTTGAACCCGTCGCACGTGGCGGCCGACGAGATCCACGCACATAAGACGGCGGACCTGCTCAACGTGTTGAGGTCCGCGGCCGGTGCGCGCCGGTCGCCGCTGTTCCTGTTCACGACGACGGAGGGATTTACAAACGCCGGTCCCTGGCCGGACCTGCGCAAGCTCGGCAAAGACATCCTGCGGAAACTGATCGACGTAGATCACTTCCTCGCGGTGATGTTCACCGTCGACGAAGAGGACAAGGCAGCCGGCATCAAGGCCGACGACGAATTCAGCGAAGACGCCTGGCACAAGGCGAACCCATTGATCGACGTCAACCCGTATTTGCTCGAGGCGATCCGAAAGGAGGCGATCGAAGCGAAGCGGATGCCGTCGGCGATGGCGGAATTCCGCATCAAGCGACTCAACCGGTCGGCTTCAACGAGCTCCGGATGGGTGAACTTGACGCGCTGGCAGCAGTGCAGCGGCGCGGTCGATCTGGAATTCCTGCGGCCGTACCCCTGTTGGGGAGGTCTCGACCTGGCCGCCACCACGGACTTGAACGCGTTCCGCTTGGTCTGGTGGGTGGATGCGTTCCTCTTCACGTTCGGCTGGCGATGGGTGCCGACCGATGCTGTAGCGCAGCGCACCGCGCGCGACTCGGTGAACTACGCCGGTTGGGTCGAGGAAGGCCTGATCAAGATGACTGAAGGGGCCGTCTCGGACTACGGCTTGATCGAGACCGACGTGCAGGGCATCTGCGCGCGGTTCAACCCGCAGATCGTGGGCTACGACAAATGGAACGCGGAGGCGATGGCGCAGAACCTCATCACCGCCGGCGTCCCGATGCAGGAATTCATACAGGGGCCGAAGTCGTATCACCCGGCCATGAAGGCGCTGGAACGCGCGTACGTGTCGAAGCGATTCGCGCATGGAGGCGATCCGGTCCTCAACTGGTGCGCCTCGAATCTCGTCGCGAAGACCGACGACAACAACAACACCGGCCCGTCGAAGAAGCGGTCCGCAGACAAGATCGATGACATGTGCGCGCTGCTGATGGCGGTCGGCGTGTCGGGCAACGTTGACGAAAACGAGGGGCTCATGGACTTCCTCAAAAACCCGGTAATCGCATGAAGCTCCCACACCTGATCTTTCTGCTGTCGGTCCTGGCTGGCAGCGGGCTGATTGTCGGCGGCGTCTACGTGCTGCTCGGCACCGGATGGGCGCTGCTCGCGTCCGGTGTCGCGCTTCTGATGTTCGCAGGGTTCTTGCGCAGGGGGTTGACCGGTGGGTGACCTGGCGATCGCAACCGTCCTGCAGCGCGCCGTCGCGACACGATCGAGTACCAGCCTTGCGCTGAAGTCGATGGTCAGCGACTGGGTCGGTAAGACCATCAAGCTGACCGACGGCGGTTTCTGGTCGGCGTTCTTCGGCGCGGATTCGAACAGTGGTCAGCACGTGTCGGCGCGAACCGTGCTGAGCTTGTCGACGGCCTGGGCCTGCTGTCGTTTGGTAGCGGAGACGATTGCGACACTGCCGTGCGGGATCTATGAGCGCGCGCCTGACGGCAGCAGTGTGGCTGCGCGCAGCCATCCTCTTTTCGAACTCCTGCACGACCAGCCAAACGGCGACATGACGTCGGTCGAATTCTGGGAAGTCGTGCTGGTCGCGCTGATGCTGTGGGGCAATTCGTTCGGCGAAAAGCTGTACAGCGGTAGCCGGGTGATAGCGATCGATTTCCTCGAGCCGCACCGCATGAACGTGCGGCGCCTGACGGATGGCTCGCTGGAATACCGCTACACCGACGTCACTGGTCACCAGCGGGTGATTCCGGAAGCGCTGATGTGGCACCTGAAGGCCTTCAGTCAGGACGGCGTGATGGGTCTGTCGAGCATTCGCTACGGTGCCAACACGTTCGGAGCGGCGCTCGCGGCAGACCAGGCGTCGGCGAAGGTCTTCGCCAATGGCATGAACGTTGGCGGCACGCTGTCGACGGACAAGAACCTGAACACCGAGCAGCGCGAGGAATACCGAGAAAATTTCGCTGCCAAGTTCGCCGGCGCGATGAATGCCGGCAAGACGATGGTGCTGGAAGCGGGTCTGAAATATCAGCAGGTGCCGATGAATCCGGAAGACGCGCAGCTGCTCGCGACCCGTGGGTTCAACGTCGAAGAAATCTGCCGCTGGTTCCGCGTTCCGCCGGTGATGGTTGGACACGGCGACAAGCAATCGAGCTGGCCGACCAGCACGGAAGCGCAAGGGCAGCTGTTCCTGACGCACACACTCTCGCCGTGGCTGGCACGCATCGAGAAGTCCATTCGAAAAAGCCTGCTCACACCGGCAGAGCGGCTGCGCTACTTCGCGAAGTTCTCGGTGGAAGGTCTGCTGCGCGCCGACAGCGCCGGCCGCGCGGCTTACTACGCGAGCGGTTTGCAAAACGGGTGGATCAATCGAGCGCAAGTTGCAGCACGCGAAGACCTGCCGAAACCCGTCGGCGGCGACATCTACACCGTTCAATCCAACCTCGTGCCGATTGACAAGCTCGGCGCGGTCGCACCGCCAGCGGAAGCCGCGAAGTCCGGCCTGCTGCGTTTGCTGGGACTACCGCAGGAGCAAGACGATGCAGCGTAAAGATGGCCGGTCCCTCAAATTCCGGACCTTCGCGTTCAAGGCAAACGTGGTCGCCGACGACGGAACCTATTCCGGTTATGGCTCGGTGTTCGGTGTCGTCGACAGCTACAACGAGATCGTCGCGAAGGGTGCGTTCACGCAGTCGCTGGCGGAGATCGCCGACCTCGGCCGCATCCTGCCGGCGCTGTGGAATCACAACAGCGACGAGCCAATCGGCGGGTATTCCTCGCTCGTCGAAGACGACACCGGTCTTCGCGTTGAAGGTTTCCTGCTGAAGGACGACGTCAACCGCGCGCGCGAGGTCTACGCGCTGATGAAGCGCGGGATCATCAGCGGCCTGTCCATCGGCTACTACGTGCGCGCCTCGTCATATGACGAGAAGACGGGCATCCGCACGCTTACCGCGCTGGACCTGGCCGAAGTGTCGCCGGTGACATTCCCGGCGAACGACGAAGCGCGTGTCGACACGATCAAGTCGAAGCTGGCCCACGGGTCACTTCCGACGTTGCGCGAATTCGAAGCGCTCTTGCGGGAGCAAGGGTTCTCGAAGTCGCAGGCCATCCGCATTGCGGAGGGCGGTTACAAGCAGCTCGAACACCTGGGGGATCCGGGCGAGAGCAGCGCGTTGCTATCGGCACTGCACAAGCAGCTCGCCGGATTCTCTCTCTCAAACTGAGGAAATACCCATGTTGATCAAAGAAAACCCTGCTGCGGATGGCATCCGCGAGCGGAAGGATGAAGGTGTTGCCGATCGTGGCGACCTCCAGCGCGAAATGAAGTCGGTGATCGAAGCGCTCGGCAAGCGCGACACCGAGATCAAGACGTTCGTCGAGAAGGCGAATGCCGACATCGCGCAGCACGGGAAGGTGCTCGATGACACGAAGGCGGCGCTGGAGCTGCTGTCGAAGGCCGGCAACGAATACAACGCGCGCATGCTCGACATCGAGCAGAAACTCGCGCGTCGCGGCGGCAATGGCGACGTCGAGGCCGGCAAGTCGTTCGGCGAGCAGCTGACCGATCACGAGTCGTTCGCCAACCTGACCAAGAACGGTCGTGGCACGGCTCGCCTGGGCGGCCTGAAGGCGGTGACGAACATCACCAGCCTGACCACGGGCACCGGCGGCGTTGGCGTTGCGATCCGTCCCGATCGCATCGAGGGCATCATCACCGCGCCGCAGCGTCCTTTCATGATTCGCGATCTCATCGCACCGGGTCGCACCGGTTCGAACGCGATTGAGTACGTGCAGGAGTCGGGCTTCCAGAACATGGCCGGTCCTGTCGGCGAAGGTCTGCTGAAGCCGCAGTCCGATCTGTCCTTCACGCTGCTGACCGCTACGGTCAAGACCATCGCTCACTGGTTCCGGGCGTCGAAGCAGGTGCTCGCCGACATCCCGGCCCTGCAGAGCTACATCAACGGCCGCGCGATCTACGGCCTGAAGTATGTCGAGGAAGCGCAGATCCTCGCCGGCGACGGCACGGGCAACAACCTGCTCGGGCTGATTCCGCAGGCCACGCCATACGACACCACGCGCACGAAGACGGGCGACACCGGCATCGACGTGCTGTCGCACGCGATCACGCAGGTGCGCGTCGCCGAGTACCGCGCGAGCGGCATCGTGCTGAACCCGAACGACTGGGAACGTCTGTCGCTGAAGAAGGACACGACCGGTCAATACATCTGGGTCAGCGTCACCGACGGCGGTGTCTCGCGCATGTGGCGCTTGCCGGTCATCGACACCAATGCGATGCCGGTCGGCAAGTTCCTTGTCGGCGCGCTCGATATCGCGGCCCAGGTGTTCGACCGCGAGGATGCGGCCGTCGAGGTCTCGACCGAAGACCAGGACAACTTCGTGAAGAACATGGTCACGATCCGTGCGGAAGAGCGCCTGGCGCTCTGCGTGTACCGCCCGCAGTCCTTCGTCTACGGCACGTTCCCGGCCGACCCCGCGCCGTAAGCGGCGCTCACCGTCACAGCAATGGAGAAGGGCCGGGCAACCGGCCCTTTCTTTTATGAACGCACCAAACGTCGAAACGTTGAAGGTCAAAGTCCTTCGCGAATTTCTCAACGGCAGTGGCCACGTCAATGCGGGCGACGAGATCGAGGTCGAACGTCAGCGCGGCCTGCAGCTCGCGCGAAACGGACTCGTGGAATTACCCGCAGGCGAGCACGTCGAATTGAATCACGGACGCGCTCTGCTGATCGGGGGCGAGGGCAGCGGCATCGTGCACGCCAGCGAAACCAAACCAGCAGCTCCGAATGAGGATGAAGACGTGGCAAACACCGAAGGCAATGGCGGTCAGAAAAAGGCATCGGAGCCGGCGAACAAGAAAGCGTCCGAACCGAAGAACAAGGCGGGCTGACGCCCGTGAGCATCATCGACCTCCAGACGGCACGAAAGCATTGCCGGGTGTACGCGACCAATGAGGACGCGCTCATCCAGCTTTACCTCGATGCCGCGGAGCGATCCGCCGCCGAGTACATGAATCGCTTCATGTACGCCGATGCGACCGCACTTGCTGCCGCGATCGTGGTGGCGCCGACGACGCTGACCGACGCACTCGCTTCGATCAAGGTGAGCGAGGATGCGGCGAGCACGCTGACTGACTGCACGCATCGAGCGATCGCGCTAGATGCGGTCACCGGCGCGCGTGCGGATGCGTTTCGCGCGTACGCCATGACGATTCGCGGCCTCGTGATGAACGAGATCATGCAGGCGGCTTGCCTGCTCGCGTGCGGCGATCTGTTCGAGAACCGGCAGGACAGCGTGATCGCCGTCGGTGTGACGACGGCTGTCGAGCTGCCGAACGGATCCAAGACGCTGCTGCACCAGTTTCGGACGAACCTCGGGATCTGACGTGCAGATCACGCGGCTGAACAGTTTCATCGACATAGACGATTGGGTCGAGACGCGGACGTCGACGGGCGGCGTAGTGCGCACCCCGGCAGTGTTCGCCGAAGGCGTGCCCGCAGAAATTCTGCCGGTCAGTGGCCGCGAGTTCTTCGAGGCGTCGCAGCAGCAGAGCGAGGTGACCACGAAGATCACCATCCGCTACCTGCCTGGCGTGAAGGCGAAGATGCGCGCGCGCTGTGACGACAGCATTTTCAACATCGCCGCCGTCATGAAGGATCGGACTCGCCGCGGCTGGATGCTCCTGTACTGCTCGGAAGGCGTAAATGCGGGATGAGCGCAATCGAGGTGCGGGTCGGTGGCCTGGCCGAGCTCGGGGAAGCGCTGAAGGGATTCAGCGAGAAGATCGGTAAGAAATACCTGTGGAAGGCAACGCTCGCCGCAGCTGCCGTATTCAAGGCGGAGGCGATCGTGCGTGTGCCGGTGCGATCGGGCGCGTTGCGCGATGCGATCGCGGTGTTCCGCCGCAAGGGGCGCGATGCGAGCACGGCCTATTACGTCGTGAGCGTGCGCAAGATCAGGTACAGCGCGAAAGAGAAGCGCGTGCTGCGCATCCTGCGCGGCGCGAACCAGCGCGTGCGCGTGATCGGGGATGCGTACTACGGCGTGTTCGTCGAGTACGGCACGTCGAAGATGCGCGCCGAGCCGTTCCTTCGGCCGGCGTTCGAAACGAAGAAAACGGAGGCGCTGGAAGTGTTCCGCGCATCTCTGGCCGATGGCGTGGCCGCCGCGACGCAGGAGTCGAAACGATGACCGCCGATGAAATCCTGTTCGCGATCGTTTCGGCGAATGCCGGCGTCGGTGCGCTGATCGGTGCCGGCGCGGCTTGCAAGCTGTACCCGGACGAGATTCCGCAGGACACGCCGATGCCGGCGGCCACGTACTGCATGGTCGTCGGCAGGCCGGAGAACGTGATGGACACGTCGCCGCGCGCGACGAACGAACGGATCCAGATCGATGCCTGGGCCGATGACAACGACGGCGCGAAGGCGTTGGCATGGGCGATCGAGCAAGCGCTGCAGAGCACCGCGGCAATGAACCAATACGGCGCCGGCATTCGGTGCATTGCGTACAACGGCCGTCGCGTCGAGCCGGATACCAAGCGCTGGCGCGACAGCCGAGATTTCAGCTTCTGGACGTCCCGATAGGGCAGCAGACGTACAGATGAAACCCACCCCGCATTTGCGGGGTTTTTTTTGCCCGAAACCCCGCAGGAAAAGCCAATGCCTACGAACAACACGCAGTCGAAAGCCACCGTCGGCTCGGTCGTCTTCATCGTCGATCGCACCGTAGACCCCGCAGTCATCATCGCGGTCCCGGCCCTGAAGGGTCTGTCGGCTGTCGGCGGCGGTAAGACGTCGAAGATCGACAAGTCGAACATGGACTCCAAGACGCACGACGAATACGCCGCGGGCCGCATCGCCCCCGACGAAGCGTCGGGCGAACTGATCCTGATCAAGTCGATCCCTGGCCATCAGAAACTGAAGTCGTTGCAGGAAGCCTGCGCCGGCGGCCTGATCGACGGCGTCGACGTGTTTGTCGGCGACAGCGGCAGCGACGACGAGCCGACGCTGGAAGGCGTCGACGACGTGCTGACCCCGCCGATGGACACGGCAACCCCGACGCCGAAATGGACGCGCGACGGGACGATCGGCCGTGGCTACATCAGCCAGTTCTCGCCGAAGAAGACCGACAACGACATCGACCGCGCCGACTTTGCCATCCAGTGGACGGGCGGGTCGCAGTGGGTCGTCGCCGGCGAACTCAGCACCGAGTTCCATTGACCGCTAGCTGACCCCGCTTCGACTGGCAGCGGTGTTGCGCATGGCGGTGCGCGTTCCTCGGCGCCGCTGTCGGTCGATCTTCCATAAGGACACACCGTGAAGACCGAAACCATTGAAATCAAATACGGCGACAAGACCGACACCGTCACGCTGAAACGCATGAAGGTGCTCGATCGAGCGCAGTACTTCGACGAACTCCGCAAGGGCTGCGCGCCGGGTGAAGCGCCGGGCGCCGTTGCCTGGGCAACCCTGAACCTGAAGCTGATCGCCGCGTCCGTGATCAACGAGGAAGGTAAGAACTTCCTCACCGTCAAGTCCATCAACGACGAGTGGGATGCCGACCAGATCCACGCCTACCAGGTCGCCGTGAACAGCTTCCAGAAACCGACCGTGGAGGAAGCCGGAAAAAACTCTTCAGCGACGGCCAGCGAAGCTTCTTCGTAGACGTCGCGATCGAGAAATTCGGATGCCTTCCGTCCGAGCTCGAAGAGCGAATGACCGTCTACGACATCGTCGAGATCGTCGCGCACTTCTCGCTCAAGGATAAGGATTCGACGCTCTACAACGAACTTGCTGGTCAGCGCGCGCGCGAGATCGCCGCCGACTTCCAACGCAAGTACGGCAAGAAAAACTGAAACCCCAATGGGCCGCATTCGCGGCCCTTTTCTTTTCCGGAATCCCGATGTCAACGAACTCCGCCGGCGCGATCAACATCGATGTGCTCGCGAATATCGCGAACATGGTCAGCGACCTCGGGAAGGTGCAGTCCGAGAACTCCAAAGCCACGAAGGAGATTCAACGCCAATGGCATGAAGCCGGCGAAAACATCCAGAGCACGATCGAAGGGATCGCTGCGGCGCTCGGCATCGGCATTGGCATTCAGGAGCTCGGCGCGCTCGGCATCGAGGCGATCGAGACCGCCGAGAAAATCGACAAGCTGAGGGCGTCGCTCGGCGCATCGGCGGAAACCCTGCAGACGATCCAGTTCGTGGCGGCCACCACGGGCGGCAGTCTGGACGATGCGGCCGGCGCGTTCGTGAAGCTGGAGCGATCCGCCACCGAAGCCGCGGCCGGCAGCGCGCAGCAGGTTGAAGCCTTCCGCGCGCTCGGCATCTCGTCGACGCAGGTCAAGGAGCTGATGAAGGATCCGGATCAACTGATCCAGGTCACCACACAGCACCTGTCCGAGATGGCGGACGGCACGAACAAGACCGCCATCATGATGGAGCTGTTCGGCCGCGGCGCGGCGCAGAACGCGAAGCTCTTCAACGAGCTCGGCGACGGTTTCCAGAAAGCGACCGACCAGGCGCGCGTCTTCGGCATCGTCCTGTCCGACCAGGACAACAAGGCGTTGCTCGAGGCGAACGACGCGCTTGATGCGATCGGTGCTCGCATGCTCGGGTTCGGCAATCAGATCGGCGTGGCGCTCGCGCCTGCGATCGAGACGATCTCGCATCTGTTTGTCGACGCGATGGACAGCGAGGGCTTCCGCGAAGGACTCGATGCCGCCGGAAAGACGGTGCTCGCGCTCGCGAACAATCTCGGCACGCTGATTTCGGTCATTGAGTTGCTCGCCGAATTCAAGCTCGCGCAATGGGCCGTGGGCGCTGCCGCTTCGCTGGCGTCACTTTCCGCGGAAGCAGTCATCGGTGCTTCCATATGGGCCGAGATGACTGGCGGCTTGGCTGCGACCGAAGTGGCAATGGCGGGAGTCACCGCGGCCGGCGGAAGCTTGCTTGCCGTCATAGGTGGCTTGCCCGGGCTGATCGCTCTGGCAGGTGTTGGCATCTACGAGCTGGCCACGCACGAGACCGAAGCAGCGAAAGCCGCTGACACGCTTCGCACGGCGGAGGACCTGCTGAAGAACGTCACAGCGGATTCGGTGCAAACGGATCTCCTACGTGTCGATTCGCTCGACAAGGTCACGCAAAAACAGATCGACAATTCGAAGGCCACCATCGTGGCCCTTGAAGCGCTGCAAAAGCTCAACGAAGAAAACGCCAAGTCGATGGCGTCAGTTCCGAATGCCGGGGGCTATGGAACGCTCGGCGCCGGCACAGCTGCGCAGGCGATCACCGACCTGAAGACAGAGCTTGCCGATCTCCAGGCGAAGCTCGACAAGCAGCATCAGACGGTAGTCACCGCGTCCGCTGATATGCGCGAATTCGCTTCCGCCGTGACGGACGCGGCGAGGTCATTCGTCGGCGGCCAGATCGAAGGCAACATGGCGAAGTACTTCGCCGGCGTTGATCGTATTCATGAAGCCGCGCGGCAGATGATCGCCGACGGTGCTGACGCAACGATCGTGCACGCGCAGGAGAGCGCGGCGCTCCAGAAACTTCAGGTAGCCCTTGATGCGGCCGACAAGTCACAGGGCAGCTACACCGCCAAGGTCAAGGAAACCAAGGCCTATCAGGACAATTCCGCGGAGTCGTTGCTAAAGCTCCAGTCTGCGGTCGACGGCATCAACGCCAAGTTCGGGTCGCCGTACCAAAAGGCCATCAGTGACTACAACAAGAGCATGGACGATCTGGCCGCGGCTGCGAACAAGGCCGCGATCGAAGGTGTTCCGTTCGAGCGGGTGCTCGAACTGTGGCAGCAAGGGGAAGCGGGCCTTGTCAGCTCGCTGACCCAGACCACTGACAGGTTGAAGGATCAGGCCGACATCGTTGGCCAGCTGCATATCAAGTTGGATGATGAAACCCGGCTGATCGCGACGACCGGAACGGCTCACGAGCAGCTGACGGCAATCATCGCCGCCGAGAACGAAGCGCGAAAGCAGTACGAGGCGCACCTTCGCGCGAGCCCGGAGCTCAGCCAAGCGGAAGTCGACGCGATCACCGGCGACGTTGCCGCGCATAAAGCGCTGGATGACGAACTGAAGGCGAACCAGCAGGCCGCAAAGGACTGGATAGATATTTTCCAGCAGGCCGGCACGACGGTTGCCGACGATTTCGCGAAGGATCTGGTCGAAGGCGGCAGCGCGATGGAGGCGCTCGAGGATGTCGCCAAACAGGTGTCGGAGGCGATCCTCAGCTACTTTCTGAAGCTGGCCGTCATCAACCCGCTGCTCGACAGCATCTTCGGCGGCTCGGCTGGATTCTCGCTGCTGCCGACGCTTGGCGGTCTGTTCAGCGGCGCTAGCGGCGGCGGTGCCGCCGCGGTGGCCGGCGCGGCCGGGCAGAGCGCCGGGGTCGGGGGCTACCTGACGTCTGCGCCTGGCTGGCTCAGTGCTGGCCAGAAACTGTGGACTGGATTTTCACAGGGCGGATTCTCCGGCGCGATCAGCTCCATCTTCGGTGGCGGCGCGGGCGCTGCCAGCGGAGCCGCATCGAGCTTCGCGGTCGGCACTGGCACGGACTACCTTAGCCTTCTCACCGGCGACGTTGTCGGGCCTGACCTTGCCAGTTACGGCAGCATTGCCGGCGCCGGTTTCGAAGGCGCGACGGCGGCGAACGTTGGCGCGGACTCCATCGCAGCGAGCTCGGAAGCCGCGACAGCCGCAGGCGGCACGCTCGCCGCGGTGGCCAGCTGGATCCCGATCATCGGTCTGATCATCGCGGGCATGGCTGAAGACAACAAGCTCTTCAAGCAAGGCTGGCAGGCAAGCAACGGCTTCGATTTCTCGTCGGCGTTTTCAAACCCGATCGCCGGCGCGCTGGCACCTGGCGCGATCGGAGTCGACCTGTCCGACAAGTTCCTGCGTGGCATCGGGTTCGGCGATCAGTTCGCATCGATCCTGACTGGCAGCTCGATCGTGTCACGGCTGTTCGGTCATCAGAAGCCGAAGCTGCAGGGCGGCACGATGACCGAGAGCATCGGTCCGGATGGTGGCGGCGGCGGCGTTGACGCGAACATCCGATCAAAGGGCGGTTTCTTCACGTCGGATAAAAACTGGACGGTCCACAGCGATCTCGACGCCGACACGCTGAAGGCGGTGCAGGATTTCTACGATGCGCTGAAGCGCAACAACGATTCGTTCGCCGAAGAGTTCAACGCGAAGGTCGGCGACGTCGTCGGCGGATCGTTCGCGCAGGTGTTCGACAAGAATGGCCAGCCGACCGGTGCGACCACAACCACGATCGGCGACCAGACCTACCAGAACGAGACCGAGCAGCAATTCGAGGAACGGCTGGTCTCCGAAAACGAGCTGGCGATCCTCGATCAGTTCGACGCCAGATTGAACGACGCGGTCGACGCATTCCGAGATGACGCGGACACCCTGGCCGCGGTGACGAACGACCTCGCCAGCGTGCAGAAAATGTTTCAGGACGGAACGAAGTTCCTCGCGCTCGGCAGCGATCAATCGCTATCCGCGTTCCTCGGCCTCGCTGAGGGCATGCAGGGCATCGGCGAAACGATCGACCAGACGATGCAGCGCATCGCGCAGTCGCAGCAGGCCTATGACCAGTTCGTCGGGCAATTCAAATCGACCACGTACGTCGACGATTTCGAGGCCGCGGAATCGCAGCTGACCGATCAGCTGCAGGCGAACATCAAGCAGGCCAACGACCTGGCCAAGGCGGCCGGCGCTGAGGGCGCGTCCGTCGAGGATCTGACCAATATTCACGAAGCCGCCGCGAAACAGTACGCGCAGCTGCTGCAGCAACTGGAGGCCTCGGCGCAGTCGACCGCGTTCGGCCTCGGCATCACGAACACCGGTTCGCTCGACGACGTCAACGCAGAAATCAGCCGGCTCCAGGGCGAGGCGAATTCGGCGAGCAGCGCCGTGCACGGTTTTGGCGATGCGATGTCGGCCGCCGCGGAGCAAGCCACGGAGGCGATGAGCCGATTGCTCGGCGATAACTCGCCTTACAACGACGAGCAGAAGCTACAGCTCGCGCTTCAGGGCGAGCGCGAAGGAACGGCGACTGCCGAGCAGGTCGAAGAGATCGCGCGCCGTCTGTACGCGTCTGGGCCGCAATACAAGCCGATCTTCGACGAAGCCGAAGCCATCGCAGCGCAGCAGCACGCGAGCGGCATGGGCAACCCGCAGTCCAGCAACGGACTCAGCGCATCCGACCAGGCGCGCTTGAATGATCTGCTGAAGGAGCGCGACCAGCTCCAGCAGCAGGCGACGTTGCAGCAATACCAGACCTTCGCGCAGGATGTTGCCGAGATCGCCGGCGCCAAGGAAGAGGACTGGAAGGACGTGCTCGCCGGCATGAACGTCGACATCGCCGCGTTCGAGAAGGGCCTCGGCATGAACGATGCGCAGACCGCGCAGTACATCCAGAACCTCATGGACGCGAAGGACAGCGCCGGCGAAAACACGAAGAGCATCGTCGACAAGCTGCAGCAGATTCTCGATGCGCTGCTCGGCGGAGGCCCGGGAACGGATCGCGTTGGACACCCAGGCGGAAGCATCCCCATGCCGCCGCGGCCGGGTGACCCTATCGGCTCGCCGACAACGCCGCTGCCGCCGCCGATGGGTGGCCGGCCGATCGGACCGCGCGGCTCTCGGCTGGTGCACATGGTATGAGCGCCAAGCCGAAGGTCCTGCTCGAAATATCTCCGACGGTCACGCCGTTGGACGACACGTATCACATCATCACGCCACCGTGGCCACCGATCTCGACCACGGCTGCGCCGCTTTACGCATCGAAGAACGCCGTGCCGAAGGGGCAGGCGTTTTCGATCCAGATGCAGGCGGTGAACTACGTCGGCCCACTGACGTGGTCAGCAACTGGATTGCCCGCCGGATCGTCGATCGATCCGGTCACTGGAATCTGGAGCGGCGCCGGCACCGCGCAGGCCTATTACCAGCCTGTCTTCACCGCGGCCGACGCGGGCAACGGCGGCGCATCGGTGTCGGTCGTGTTCGGCGTGACCATCGGTGCAACGTTCTCGCTCGCCGGATCGCTCGCGGAAGCAACCGCGCAGTCCGCCTATCGCGGCAACCTCGTAGCTGTCGGTGCGACCGGTGTCGTCACGTGGTCAGCGACAGGCCTGCCAAGTCCGCTGGCGATTTCGAGCACGACCGGCGCGATCACGGGCACGTATGCGAGTTCGATCGGAACCAAGGCGATGGTAACGATCACCGCAGCCGATGCGGGTAGCGGAACGTCAGTCACGGTCAACGTTCCGCTCGTCATCAATCGGAGCATCGGCTACATCCTTTTCGACGGGATTGCGCAGCCACCTAAGTGCCTTGCAGGTGCGCCTTACACCACGACTGCGACGGCCGTCGATAACGCGCTCTCTCAGAATCCAGCCGGCACCGACCCGATCACATGGACGGCTACGAGTCTTCCGACTGGAATCACGATCGACGATCTGACCGGTGTGCTCAGCGGCGCCGTCGATCCAGCGCTCGCGGCCACCTACACGCCGACGATCACCTGCACCGATTTCTGGGGCAACACGACGTCCCGAACGGTGACGCTGACGGTCGTCGCCGGCATCAAGACGATCTCGCCGGGCTCGTTCCTCACGGGCGACGCGAATGGGCAGGCCGAAGGCAGCGACTTTCTCGCGATCTACTTCGGCGACGGAAGCGACGGCGACCTCACGCTCAACGGAACGAACAGCCCCAGCTTTGCGCCGCTTGCCGGCTCGCCGATCGGCACGGCCAACGTTGCAACCCGCGATCTCTATTTGAACAACCTGTCGTGCACAGGCGGCAAGCTCTACATGGCCGGCTTCAAGTTGTACGTGTCCGGCGTCCTCGACCTTGCCGCGGCAACAGCGAACTCGATCACATGCGGCGGCGGCGCAGCGGTCGCAGACACACCCGGCGTGCCTGGCGCATTCGGCTCGCGCTCGGGGCTCGGCGGCGATGGTGGCGCTGCAGGTGCTGCAGGTACTGCGGTCGACGTGCGTGCGGGTGGGCTCGGCGGGCGTCCTGCTGCGGGCGTCGCAACGGCCGGCGCCGGTGGCGCAGGTAGTGCAGGCGCGGGCGCAGCGAGCGGCGTAGGCGGTGGCACGAACAAGGCCACGTCCATCCAGCGCGACGCGACATCAACCGACGTCGCGCAGATCTGGGATTCCGGAACGCTGACCGTTGCACTGTATCCGGTCGCCGCGGGCACGGGCGGCGGCGGCGGTGGCTGCGGCCGATCGGCAACGGGCGGCACGCCACCTGGGGGCAAGGGCGGCGGCAGCGGCGGCGCGGGTGGGCGCCTGGCGATCTACGCGAAGACGATCAACCGATCGGCTACGACGGCGGCCGGTGCGATCGCATGCATCGGCGGCGCCGGCGCGAACGGATCGGCAGGCACGGGCAGCGGCGCCGGAGGTGGCGGTGGTGGCGGCGGTGGTGGCGGCGGAGAGATTCGCATCGTCTACGCATTCCTCACGGGCGCGACTGCAGCGAACGCGCTTGATTCGAGCGGCGGCCACGGTGGCAACGGTGGATCAGGCGGCGGCGGTGCGGGCGTCGCCGGGAACGGCAACTACGGCGGTGGCGGTGGCGTGATCGTCACAGTCGACATCGGCACGCCGATCACCACGGTAACCAATGGCGCGGCAGCAGCGGCACCGGTGACCGTGACCGGCAGCGCTGGCGGCGCGTGCAAGGCGAATCTCTGATGGCGACCCAACCGAACTACGCCGTCCTCGACGGCGCGGCGATCGGCTCGAACCTCGAGATTCAGGAGACCGGTCTCGTCCTGACCTGCAACCTCACCGGGCAAAACGGCGCGAGCCGCATGAAATGTCGCGGCACGCAGCCGAAGACGTCTGGGCAATGGATGTTTGAGGTCGGTTACTGGGGCGACGATGCGCCGGCAACGCTCATCCTCGCGGGCATCTGCACCGCACTGTCGCCGCTCAACCAGGCGACCGGCGCGGACGCCAGCAGCTATGGATTCAGCATGGCCGATGGCGGCATCTATCAGGGTGGCGCGTTGCTGACCGCAACCGGGTCATGCCAGCCGAAGACCTTTGCGCAGGTGTGCGTCGACCTCGATGCATCCACGATGACGATCTTCATCGACGGTGGCGGCAACAACGGCCTCGGCTACGTGCAAGCGATCAGCCCAGCCACCGGCGGCCGCATGTACTACCCGTCGTTTACGGTCGGCTCAATCAATGCGTACGGCCTCAGCATGTACGTCAATTTCGGCGATCGCACGTTCGCGCGGCCCATCACCGGATATGCGGGGTGGTTCACTGCGCCAACGCCGCCGCCGCCCGTTTACATCGGCCCGATCCGCAGTCGCGCCTACACCAGCGGCACCATCGACGCACCGGCAAACGCGCTGTATCTGCCGGGTCTCGATGTCATGAATCTGCAGATCGGGAAAGGTGGAACGGTCTGGACGCAGTTCGATGACACCGGCGCCTCGGACGATACGCCGGGAAGCCAGACCGCGACCTATGCGCCGGTCACGCTCGACAATTCCCTCGGTGACTTCAGCACGCTTGTCGACAACGCGGATGCCTACCGAGATGCGCCGGCCTATTTCCGTTTGCTGACGGATGACAGCCAGCCGCTGCATGCGATCGCGCACACGCTCGCCACTTGCCTGATCGACGACATCACGGCGCCAGACGAAAACACGGTCAACATCACGTTCAAGGACAAGCTCGAGGCGGACGTCGTGCCGATCCAGCGGCGCGTGTTCCCGCCGTGGACCGATGCAGGTGTCGCCGGCCGGCCGGTGCCGATCATCATTGGCGCGGTTCGCAGTTTCGACGTCGGCGAGAATCTGGTCGACGAAGCAAGCCGCACCTTCCAGCTCGGCGATGCGAACTGTTACATCGGCGTGCTGCGAGACAAAGGCAACCCTCTGAGCGGTTCGCAGTTCACGATGACCAGCGACTTGCAGGCCGTCGTTCCGGCGACCCTTCCGGTAGGGAAGTTCACCGGCGACATCGGCTGCAGCGGCACGACGAACCAATATCCAGCACCGCCCGACGTGCTCGCCGGCATCGGCACGAACTGGGATACCGCCTGGACAGGCAGCACGCCACCGCCGCCTGGCTGGGTCGTCACGAACACCGACGCACTCGGAATCTCGTCCGTGGTGAAGTTCGCGAAGCCCGCGTTCCCGCACAACATGATCGTGCTGCAAACGAGGCGGCCGATGTCGGATATCGGCACCGCGCACGAATTTTCGTTCAAGGCAAACGGCATCACGCCGCTTCGCGCCGGCAAGACCTACCAGATTACGTTTCACATGTACGACTTCCAGGCGAGCCGATCGAATCTCGCGAGCGGCTTGTGCGTGATGTCCGCGCAGGCTCCCTACTTGAATAGCCAGCAATGGATCAGTCCGTACCTGATGCCATTGACCGGCGCGTCTCGCACGGACATCCCGATCACGTTGATTTACACGGTGCCCGCCGGCGCTGATCGCAACCTGTATTTCACCGTGGCGGCAGCTGCCAACGATCCGTGCTATGCCGCGATCTACGGAATCGACGTGAAAGAGATCATCGGGGTGCCGGTGGATATCCCGCTGGTCGGCAGCAGCATCCTGAATCACATGACGCGGTGCTATGGCCATGCTCGCGTCGATCCGTCGGAATGGTCGCAGAGCGACTGCGCGGATATCGACGCGTTCTATCCGAGCGCGCCGTTCGGCGTTGCGGTCACGAAGACCGGAACCACGCTTGCATCCGTGGTGAATATGCCGCTGACCAGCATCAGCGCCGTCGTGCAGGTCGATCGGCTCGGGGTGCGTCGATTCCGGCGCCTGGTCGATCCGGCCAACCTGCCACCCGTTGCGACCTACACAGAAGACGACATCGATTACCCGATAAAGATCGCCACCGACTATGCGCCCGGCCTGACTCAGACGGTGGGCAACCAACGCAACTGGGTCGAGCATGGCGACAGCGACGTCGTGACCGACACGGTGCTCGTGCCGCCTGCATTCAAGACGCAGCTGATGCGCTCGTCGCGGATCCAGCAGGTTTGCAACGTGCAGCTCGCGAACGCCTACCAGTTTGCGCGCATGGCGGCCGCGTTCGAAATGGTCATCGACGATCCAGTCGTCGCCTTGGCCGAGCTGAAGCGCGCGCTGGCGCCGTACACCTACGGCGCCGTGCTCAACAGCGGACCGTTCACCGTCGCGGGGACCTACAACGCGCCGCAGTTCGTCACCTTCGTCATCAATTACCAGGGCATTCCGCCGGAATACCTGTTCGGCACAGTGCTCGCTATCAACTACGTGTCGAAGCGCAAGCGCGGCATCAATCTGAACGTGCAGAAGAAGGTCGCCGTCTTCGCGACGACGCTGATTCCCGGAAAACAAAAAATGCTCATCGTTGGGCGGGGGTGACAGGTGCTATTCGCAAGTCAGTTTCCAAACGTTTCGAGCGCCGTGCACGCCGGCAATTTCTCGCTGCTCTCGCCGAACTATGCCGGCCTGTCCGATCTTATTCCCGGGCGGCCGACCCTGTTCGCGCAGACGGTGGCCGGCACGCAGACGCTTTCGATCACGAAGACGTTGGTGAGCGATAGCGACCTCGATTTCAACACGATCGACTATCCGTATCTGCTGGTCGGCGTCGTGTACTGCGGCACCTCGCCGCGCGCCGGTCAGATCCTGCCGTCGTGCCGGTTCCTGCCGAATGGAAAATGGGGAGCGTCTGGCCCACGCGTGTGCCAAGCGGGCATCGGGCCGCAGGGCTACATGCAGGCGTGGCAGGTGTTTTCGCGCGCCGACAAGGTCGGCTCGACGCCGACGACGAACTTGAACGTCCAGATGACGGCGAACTTCGCGAGCGCGTTCAACAATTTCGGCATCGGCGAGATAATCATCGCCGGCGCCGACGAGATCCCGATCCAGACGATCAGTCAGCCTTTCGTAACCGCCACGCAGAACAACCGTTCAAGCAACAACACGCCGAATATCGTGCTCGGCGATGCATACCGCACGCTGTCGGTAGGCATCGGTCCGATCGCGCGCAACGATGCGGTCATCGTTCCAAGATCGACCAGGTTCGGACGTTCGATCATGGATGCGATCGTCGATGCCGACCGGAACGGCGCGTGCGTGGCGGCCAGCATCTGGCGCAACCCCGGCGCGTTCCAGAAGAGCGGTGCCGCCGACCTGCAGACGATGATCCGCAATTGCTTCATGGCGAGCCTGATGGCCTCGCCGCCGCCAACCCTGACCTACTCAGCCACTGACTCGAGCAACGCCTACAAGGGCACGCTGAGTCTTGAGGAACTGCTATGACGAAAATTCCCATCGGGTGGCCGACGACGCCGCTCGAATTCGAGATGCACCAGGGCAGCAGTGGAGTCGTGCGCATCGCCTGGGTCGTTGTCAACGAAGACGACACGCCGCTGCCGAGCTATGACGGGTGGACAGCCGAGTTCGCGCTATGCCGTTCCGTCAGTTCGCTTGCTGAGATCGACATGAAGCCGGACGTCGTCGGCGATGCGATCACGACGCGACTGATCGTCGACCTCGATTTCACCACGGCACTCACAAAGGACAAATATCCGGGGACGCTGAAAGGCGACCTCGTGCTGATCAGTCCCGAAGGCGAGCGCCAATACCCGTACAACATCACGCTGACGATCAACCGCAGCGCCGCACCGCAGCCGGGGTCACCATGAGCAAACTCGTATCCACAACCGTCACTGGACCGGACGGCCAATCGCACACGACGAACGCAGCGGTCGGATACCCCGTGCCTGGCGCTACGACTGGCGGCGGCGCGACCGGGGCAACGGGCGCCACGGGCGCAACTGGTCCTACGGGTGCGACAGGCCCGACGGGCAGCACCGGTGCAACGGGTGTCGGTACGACCGGCGCGACTGGCGCCACGGGAAGCACGGGGGCGACAGGTGCCGACGGCACCGGAGTCGGCATTCCTGGCGCGACGGGTTCCACCGGACCCACCGGAGCCACAGGCCCGACGGGGGCAACAGGGGCGACAGGCGGAACAGGACCGGCCGGATCGAACTCGACCGTAGCTGGGCCGAGCGGTCCGACTGGCAACACCGGTCCGACAGGCCCCACGGGAGCAACGGGCGGCACGGGTCCGACTGGCGCGAATTCCACTGTCGCTGGCCCGAGCGGCGCGACGGGTAGTACAGGACCCACCGGCGCGACCGGCCCGACTGGGGCGACGGGCGCAACCGGCGCCGAGATGATCGAGATCAGCGAGGCGGATTACAACGCGATGGTGTCCGCCGGCACGGTCGATCCTGCCGTGTGGTACGCGATCGAGGCCGCCTGATGCCTCGCTTCGATTCCATCGCCGAGTTCATCAAGAACGGCGTGTCCGCGCTTCGCATCGCGCACGGCGGTCATGTCGTGTGGCAGCGCAGGTCCGGCATATACGTCCTGACGTCGACGCAGGACGGCCAGCGCTTTCCGGATACGCCGCCGGGCGAGTACACGAACCAGCTGAAGGTCCGCATCCCGGGCTGGCCCGAAAAGCCGCCGGTTGCCGGCGACGTCTGTACGTTCAAGATCGGCGTGACCGGCAGCGGCCCGATCAACTGGGACGATCGCGCGTTCGACCTATTGCTCCAGGTCGGCGGAACGACGGGACCCGGCGATGTCAACGATGGTCTGTACTACGGGTTCCGGCTGATCAACGGCACGGAGGACTGGAGCAACGGGTTCCTGCTCGGCGTCGCCGACGGTGAATCGGACTGGCTCGCCATCGCGACGAACATCCATGCCGATGGCGCGACGCTGCAGATCGATTTCCATGACTTCGTCAAGGGCTTCAATTCGACGGTCAAGAACTCGCAGGTCACGGTAGCCGCGCCGAGTGAGTTCGCCACGATCAACCCCAACTCGCTCGTGCTCGGGACGTTCTCTACGTCGACCGCGCCGCCTGATGGCATGGTCGGCACGTTGAGCGAACTGATCCTGCCGGCCGGATTCAGGAGCGAGCAGCTGATCGTCGACAACGTCGACGAGTTCATCCTCGACTGTTCGAAGTTTGTGCCCGTCGCCGGCGCGATCGGCGCCGCGGACGTCAAGGTCAAGTTCGACGGCCCGGCAACCGGCGCCGTCGACACGGTCACCTATGGCGTGCTGGTGGCGATCTCCGGGGGCAGCGGACCGCCAGCGCCCACGCCGATGGGCCTCACGGGTACGCTTCCCGACGGCACGGTCGGAACGCCGTACCCTGGTACGCTCACGCTGACCGGAGACTTCACTCCGCCGGTGGCGATCGACGCCAGCGTCGGCACGCTTCCGACGTGGTCCGATCCTTCCGTTACGGACACGACCGTTTCGTTCCCGGGCACACCGGACGTCGACACCACGCTCGCGTTCACCGTGCGCGCGACGGACAGCAGCGTTCCGCCGCAGGTCGCCACGTCCGCACAGTCGATCGTGATCGCGCCGAGCGGCGGAGGCGGGGGAGGTGGCATCGTGCAAATCACCGATGCCATGCAGGTCACAGGCGGCGACAATGCCAGCTCGGTCACATTCCTCCCTGCCGTCGGTGGCGTCCCGAAGCCCTTCACCGCCGGCAACGGCGTCGTGATCGTGCTCGGTGGCTACAACAACGGCGACGCGGTCATCACGGGCGTAACCGCGAACGGCAACGCGCTCGCTCAGCGCGGCACCATCACCAATCCGGACGGCGGTTTCGTCGGTGAGGTTTGGACCGGCGTCGCTGGCGCTGGCAACGCGGGATGGACGATCGCGTTCAGCACCACGCCGCCGATCTACATGAACAGCACCGCCGTGGAACGTACGGACCTCGCGACGAGCCCACTCGACCAGGTCGCGACCGATACAGGCACCAGCACCGCACCGAAGGCAACGACAGCGGCCACGACGCAGGCGAAGGAAATGATCGTCGCGGTGATGGTCGGCGGGAATAACAGCACCGCCGCGTTGACGAAACCGGCCGGCTACACCGAACTGTTCAACTGCCCCGACGGCGCCAACCAGGCATACAGCGGCGCGGCCTTCCTCGACGTCGATGCGACCGGAGTGCAGGGGCCGGAGTGGACGATGGATGCGTCCTGGCCGTGGGCCGCGATGACGGTGACGCTCAAGCTCACGGCGTAGACTGTTCCGATATTCGCGCGCCTTCACTGCCATCATCGGACTGCGATGCTACAAGAGCGGGCAAGTCGATTTCGATGCCTCGTTCGAAATCCTTTCCAAATACTTTGCGATACGTGTCTAAGAATTCTTGACGTTCTCTGAATTGCCGAAAAACAGGCCAGTCACGGTAGTTTGTCTGGTTGACGATCTCGTCGTTAGTTCCGATACGCTCCATTAGGCGCTGTGCTGCAAGCCAGTCTTCGTGGAGCACTGCATTTGCTAATCGATACGCGTCGCCTTTTGCTTCCCAGTCAACTGACTGCAGCAGAGACTTGCAGTCAGATTCACAGTCGGTCCATTTATAAGCCTGCGCTAGATTTATCGTAGAAGTGAGTTTGCAGGTTTCGCTCGAAAATTTGAAATATTTCAATGCCGTATCTAGGACCGAGATGGCCAATTTGAACCGACCTGAATCAAGTAGGTCAAAAGTTATGTCGACAAGACTCCGGTCCGCCAATTCCGGTGCTTTTGGGAAGAGTTTGCGCCAAAGGACTTGACCTAATTTTATGCCAATTTCGAGTATGCAGTGGTGGGCTTTATTCGCATACTCTTGTGTTACGCCCAATCGATCACCGATTTTTAGACCCTCGGTACTGCAGGAGTGATTTCTACAGTTCGTTAGGTACTGTGCGGATACTACGCCATCGGTGTGAACAAATAGATTGCGACGCTCTGTGATCTCAACGAATGCTTTCCAGCTTGGTAGGTCGGACGTTAGTTTCAGGCTAAATCTATCCTCAAGCGTGGAAAATTGATCCGGGTGGCTAGAACGCAAAATTGACTCAATATCTTTCTGGATAATGTAATCGCGAGCAGCAGCAATAGAGTCAAAACCGACAAGTTGCTCGTACGTTAAAGTTCTTTCGGATTTCTTTATCGTATCCGGCTTTAATGAAAAAATAATCCAGAGGAGTCGGCCCAAGAAAGCATCGAACTGCGAGACGAGACTTACAAGCATACTCCGGGGCATCAATATCTGCGCATGGTGAGCGTTATCGTATCGGCGTTTAAGATGTTTCCATCTTTTTAGATGCTCCTGATTAATTGTTACGCTTCTGCCACGGTCTGATTCTTCAACTTGGCAATGCGCACCCTCAAATGTGTGAAGGCTACTTCGGAACCTCGCGGCGATTTCCTGCATGGCGACAACCATCGGTGGCATGATATTTCCGATGCTGTCGACATGTTTTATAAACAATTCAATCGCGGACCCTATATCTTTGGTCGACGCATTCTCATTGGATGAAGTCGTTTCAGTCATCGGCGTGCTCAAGATCCGTTAATTAATATTGGATCGATCTACTCATCCTACGAGCAGGCGCGGCCTTCGCATGCGCTCTGATGCGGCGAGATTGTCTGATCCGAATGCATAGTGCTGCCTACGGTGATGGCAGCGTCCCTTTGCTGAACAGTGCGTTCAGCTTAGCACGCCGGTTGACATCGCAGACTTAGCTGGTAGGTAGTTGAGAGCGGAAGAGAAATAATGCCGTGTCGGCTACGCGCAATCGTGGTCATTCCGGAAAACGTGACAGAGCTATGCTTTGACCGTAACCAATTCGCTCCATCGCGTCGTGTATGCCGGAGTCGTTGATCCGCGCTTCATGGCCCATGCGCGCGGGGCGGCCAGTCCAGCGCTTCCCGGCGCGATCGTTCCACGTCCCCACTTTTGCGACGCCAAGTCGACGACTGCCATCAGCCGGTCGCGTTTGCTATCCAGCACCGGGGCTGTGTCGAACAATGATCCTTGCCGAACTCCGCGCTCGCGTAGCTCCAGCAGCATGACGCCCGCCTTCACGTAGCGGTGCCCATTGCGATGGATTCGCCGCAGCACCGCTGTGGCCGTCGCCACAAGGCGCAGCGTGTCGTCGGTGGCCTCAGGTAGCTTCACCGTCGCGCAAGGCTGATGCTGTGCATCTTGGAACCGGAATCGGTTCGTTTCGATCCAAACCCCGAGTGCACCGGCTATGCTTCCCTGGCGACGCAGCTTCTCTGCAGCCCGTGCCACGTATGCGCGCACGCTCTCCGCGAGCTCGTCTACCGAGTAGACCGGCGCACCGAACGATCGAGAGCAGATTATCTGCTGCTTGTTCGGCGCCACTTCCTCGATCGCGATGCATGCCATTCCGCGCAGCTCCCGCACCGTGCGTTCGAGAACGACGGAATATCCGCGACGGACCGCCGCCGTATCCATCGCCCGAAGATCGGCAACTGTCTTGATGCCTTGCTCGAACAGCTTCTCTTCGGTCCTGCCGCCGACTCCCCACACTTCACGCACACCGATGCTGTCGAATAGATCATCGCGCGCGCTTGTTGACAACGTGGCGAGATCGCAAACGCCTTGCCATTCCGGTCGCTTCTTCGCGACGTGATTCGCGAGCTTGGCGAGCGTCTTCGTTTCCCCGACGCCTACAGACACGGGAACGCCGACCCATTGCTTCACACGCTGGCGGATGACATGGCCCAGATTTGTAGGCACGACGTGCGGCTGCGGCGTCAGGTCGAGGAAGCACTCGTCGATCGAGTACACCTCCTGATCCGGTGCGAACTGCCCGAGCACGTTCATCACGCGTCGACTCATGTCGCCATAGAGAGTGTAGTTGCTGCTGAAGGCTTGGATGCGGTGTTCCTTTGCCAAGTCCTGCATCTTGTGCCACGGCATTCCCATCGCGACACCGAGCGCCTTGACCTCGGCGCTGCGCGCCACGACGCACCCGTCGTTATTGGACAGCACGACGACCGGCACACCTTCAAGCCGCGGCTGGAACACGCGCTCGCATGAGACGTAGAAGTTGTTGACGTCGATCAGCGCAATCCGTCGCACGATCGTTCTCCGATGACGGCCTAGAGCTTGTGCAGTACGCGCGTTGCTACACCCCAGATCTCAAGCTCGTCGCTGCTACCTTCCTCGAATCGACGTTCTTTGAAGTGCGGATTCTCCGGAACCAGCACGGGCTTTCCTTTCTGGAATCGAAGCCGCTTGATCGTCAACTCGCCGTTGACGATCGCGACGACCACGTGGCCCTCGGCCGGCGTGATCGCGCGGTCGACGACCACCTCATCGCCATCGTGAATCCCTGCGCCGATCATGCTCCAGCCGCTCACGCGCACGATGAACGTCGCGTCTTGGTGCCCGGTGATCACCAGGTGATCGTTGAGATCGAGCACGTTCTCGACGTAGTCGTCCGCAGGACTTGGGAAACCGGCCTGTACGGATGACACGGCGCGACGCAGGCGCTTGCGCACTGCGTTCGGGACAACAGGGCGGGGGTCGATCGCCACTGCGGCGCCGGGTTCGTTCGAGTCGCCGTCTGCGAGCTTCTGACGATAAACGTCGAGGTAGGCGACTACGGCCGGGACGAGGCTGTCAGGCACGCGGACCTGCTGCGTGGGCTCGCCATAGGTGCCGGTACCGGCTGGCCTGCCTGCACCTGGCCGAAATCCACCGCGCTGATTGACCGACAT